GGTCCCGACTTGGCCAAGTAGTCGTGTGCGAAAATACGGGGGCAAATTGGCTGCCGTTCGAGCACTTCGCGAATTTTTCTGCCAATGCACGCGGCGGTTACAATCACAGCAGGACAGCGGAGGCGATATGGCTTTCGTCCTCCTGCTAATCCTCGGCACCTGCGACGCCGCCTGCGGCCCCGCGGACCCCCTACTCTACGAGAGCGCGAACGAATGCGTCTGCCGGTACAAGCGCGTGTACCCGTTGGCGTTAGCCTAGCGTCGCGGGTCCTTTCGCAGCACAGCGCGAACGCCAGCGCGTAAAGCTGCCGCCATTTTCGCAAAGATGTCCGCGGGCGGGCCTTCGGCAATTCTGGACTCGATGCACTCCGGGCACTCGATCCAGGCGCGGATGATCGTAGCGTCCGGTACTTCCGAGGACACTGGTTTACCGCAACGCATGCACCCGATAACCACCATAGCCTAGTCGCCCGGTAACACCGCCTCTATACTCCCATCCGCGTTCAAGCGAAACAGCACCCGCACGCGTTGCGCCTGCAAAGCCTTGTTCCGCGCCTCCGGCGTGTCGAGCCAATGCACCAAGCGATAGGCCAACTCCATGTCGTCATGGGGGACGAGGACTTGGACGTCGCAGTAGAATTCATTTTCGCGAAGTTCCATGATATCGGCACCGTACTATGCCACTCGGACCAGGTAAATACGACGGATTAGCAACGCTTGTACGTAAGCGCGCGAAGGCGAAGGGCGTGATCCTGATCGTGCTCGACGGCGAGCACGGGCACGGATTCGCGGGGCAGCTCACAAACGTCACGGCGCCGGCCGGGCTATTAGCCACGGCCGCGATGCTGCGCACTGTCGCCAACCAGATCGAGGCGGATGCGTGGAACATGCAGGCCAACCAAAGCAAGGACTAGAGCATGATCGATCTCACCGGCTACACGGTTCGCGTCACTGCCCCGAGCGGCAAAATAATTCTAGTTGCGTTTGGCAGTTTCCTTGAAGAATTCGACGCACAATTCACGCGTGAAGCCGCGAAAGTTGCGGAGCCGCTGCGCAAGCTTGCCGATATGATCGAAGCGGCCAAGTGGGACGATTAGCCCCACAACCGTAACTGATCCTGCATCTCCTGCCAACGCAGCGTCATGCTCCGCTGCAAAGCAGGGTCCACTACCGAACCATCGTCAGTTACGAACCGCACGCACCGCATGTCCGCGGCGTGGAGCCCCGGCGAAATCTCGATCGCCGCGTGAGCGCGTGCGCGTAGTTCTTCGTCGCCGACGATCCCGTACTCGATCAGGCCCGTAGTCACGACCTCGTACTTGCGCCACCACCGGGCCTTGCGCATGAGCGTGAACCGGGACGAGTTCAGGCGCATGTCCCAGCCGAAGCGCCACTCACCGACGTTGTGCCATTCCGTCGAAGCCATACACCCTTTTTATCGCCGCCTACCGTGCGGGCGCAATCGGCTGCCCCTAGTCATGCTACCCGCCCTCCTTTAGCTAAAAGGCCAGGCTTGCGCCTACAACCCCGGCCCCTGTTACTTTCCGCGGATGCCAACACCAGCCTTGCCCGAACTGCTCAACCTCACCGAGTTCCTGATCAAAACCACCGGCGCAGACGGCGTGATCGTGCTCGTCCTCGCCGGCGAGGAAAGCCCGTACTACTCCGCGCAACTCAACGCGCGCCTGCCCACAGAGACGCTAGCCAGCACGGTCGACCTCCTGCGCGAGCTCGCCAGCCAGATCGCGCGCACGATCGAGCAGAGACAGGCGTCATGATGGACAAAGACAAGATCGAAACCATCGACGCCATGGCCGGCGCGCTCATGAGTGCGCTTGATTTGGAGTGCCTTACCATCGTCGCGATCGACAGCAACGGCGGCGGACACAACGTCGGAGCCTTCGTGCCGACCAACGTCAACGCGCGTCGCACGCTCGCGTTGCAGCTACGTGCATGTGCCGATCGCGTGGATCCGGAGCCTTATAACTGGATAGTCAAGATCGAGGCTCCGGAGCAATGAGCATCGACAGCAAGTTTATCCGGCAAGTCTTGATTCGACTTGGCGACGAACAGGAAATCGGCGCGATCGCGTGCATCATGGTCGACGCAACCAGCGCCGATATCCAGTTCATGTCCAAGCACACGTGCCCGTACCGGATCCAGGCCCTGCGCGTGCTAGCCGTAACGCTAAGAGAGCTGGCCGCGCACGTGGACGAGGCGATAAGCGAGCTGGAGCCCGAAGCAGACGGTAGTTCCTCGAACTAATTCGATTCCTGAGCGCGCAGGCGAAAGTTCAGCCCCACCTCGCCGAACTTTCGCCAATTCCGAGCGCAAAACCGAGATCAAGCCGCCCGCGAGTACCGGCGCTCGCGCCTATTCCGCGCCGCGTTCTGCATCTCACGGTGTGCATCGCAGAACCACGTGCTCCCGTCGGTCGCCTCGGGACAACGCCCCCACGCGCACAGCCCCGCGGCGCGCTGTTCGGCGCGCATGTTGGACATCCACGTGTTCACGTACTTTCTGTGCCGCTCGCACGTCTGCGTGACTAGACCCTTCTTATGCAGGCAGTGCGGGCACAGACGCCGTTTGATGTGAGCGTGGCGCCAGGTACGGGTCTGTAGAGCGCCCAGTTCTCGACAAACTGCGCACCACTGGAACCGGTCCGCGCTACGAAACCGGCACCCGCAACGTGCGCATTCGCGATTCAACATCCGCTGACGTCCACCGCCGAATGCATCAAGGAAAATGTCTGTCTGGCGTCGCATGCTTTTTACCCTTTCTTGTTCTTGAGCGCGTCGAAGTACTCCACACGAAACGAGTCCAGCAACGCGGCGGCCCTAGAATATCCGATGTCCAAGACGAGCCCGAGTAAATCCCGCTCGCTATCGCTCAACGCACCCGCACTAGCGCCCACCTTTTTAGCCGGTTCGGCTACGCCCCACCGGTCTTTATGCTTCTGCCGAATGCTGTTCAACAAGCCCTTGCTGATCGTGAGCCCCTTTCCCTTCGCCCGCTCGATCACTTCGTCGCGAGGCGTCTCGCGCGGCAGAGACAAGACGAACTTCGTGCGCTCGGACAGGGGCCGGCCGTGGTAGTGAGTCGCCTTCTTCTTTTTCTTTTTCGTAGCCATAGGGGCGGCAGGCTACCGCGAAGAAAAAGGTTCCGTCCAGTATCGGAAGCGCGGTACGCTGCACGAGTAGTAGAGGTAACCGAACGCCGTGCGGGGCACTCACTCCCCGTGCGGCGTTCGGCTTTTTGCCGCCCTCTTGTCACTGTAGCGCCGGCTCGCTACTCTAGCGGCATGGACGGCAACGAATTCCCGCAATTCAAAGTCGGTGACCGTGTCGTGTGCATGCACGACGATGATGCGCAAGGGCACATTCAAAACGGACACATCTACGAGATCCGAGCAGCACACTCGGGCGCGGGATTGCCTCACGTGATCCTTGCCGATGTCGAGGGCGGCTGGCTCGCCCGCCGCTTCGCCTTAGCTCCCCCGGCCACCGCCGACACAGCCCTACGCTTCAACGGGCACAAGCCCGAGTCCGACTACATCCTCACCTACGACGGCGGCATCCGCGCCGCGTTCAGCTACACGTTCCACTACCTCGACACGCTTCAAGCGCTAGCGCGGCTCTATCGCGATCAGGCCGGGCCTAATGAAGTGCTCGACGCGTTACGACGAGAGACCCATGTGCGCGGTGAGTCGATCGTCCACTTGATAGCCGATACTTGTGAACGCGGCAGTAGGAAGTATGCGCGAGGGAACTACCTGAAAGGCAGCAACTGGCGACAATATTTTCAGGCCGCAGTTCGTCACGCCGAACGCATCCAAGCCGGTCACGAGCACGATGCCGAAGGCTTCACCCACCGAGGAAATTTTGTCTGGAACGTGTTGATGGCGTGTCATTGTATCTCGACGGGCTTAGGTGCCGACGATAGGATTCGTCCGGGAGGGTGAACATGTACACTGACGAAGACCTTGAACGTGCCGACCAGATGATCCAAGCGTGGCACTTGCGCGGAGACGTTATGCTGCTCGGCCCTGACGTATGCCTCGCGCAGACGATCGCGCTCGTGCGCGCGGAGGAACGACGAGCCTTTGCTGAACGCCTCTATATGATCCGAGAAGAAGTCGCGTGCGGGGATAGCAACGGCCGGCTGGCGGATCTGATCGCGGAGTTGCAGCCGTGAGCTATCGAAACGAACCGAGTCGGGAAGCTACGAATCTAGCGCTGGAGTTGTTCGACGTCGCGCAACGTCGCAGCCGCCGAGGCGAAAACGATCCGACGTACGCGATCGCGGTCGCGTTGCAAGCACTCGTAGATCAACGCGACGCCGCTCTTGCGGAGGTCGAACTTCTGAAAAATCAAATCGCGGTGTCGACGTGAGTTACGCGGACGAAGACTTGCGCCGCGCAAGTAACCTGATCGCGAGCTGGGTCACGCAGCCGGGCATCGACATCTCGCACCAGATACGCGCGCTGTGTCTGGAGTTCATGACCGTGCGCCGGCAAGCGTTCGAGACGGCGGCGCTCACCGTCGAGACGTGTCCCGTGCCGTCCGATGGCATCCCGCACCTCCAGCAATTTCTCAAGCGTGACGTCGTGATTGCGCAGCGCATAAGGAATTTGAAATGAGCCTGAACGACTACGTTCACCTCGCCATCGCCGAAGAAGCGCAGCGAACCCTGAAACGCAACCCTGGCGAGCTGTCGCAGGCGTTCGATCGCCGCCTGGACCGCTACATCCACCAGCGCTTGAAGGAGATCGCCCAGACCATGATCGCGATCGATCGCGAGCGTCATCCCGATCCCGAGGTCGCATGAGCCACGACGGACCGGCATCGGCGCCTCACTTTGTCAACGATCAGCTGGAGCGCCTACTCGGGCCTAGCACGTCGAGTAATCGCGTCGCCCGGCGGCGGTTCAAGCGGATCATGACCAAACACTGGCCGCTCACCCCCGAGCCCGACCCTGCGCGGCACCCGCGCCTGTGCCTGTTCGTCGAGCGGTACCAGGCGGCTATGCTGCCCGGCAAAAGCGGGGCGCTCGTGGCGGAGCCCGATCCGGACCCGCTGTACCGGCGCTAAAAAGGCGTGCTACTGTAGCGGCGTGACGTCCCTACAGAAGCCGCCGGAGGAACAGTCGGACGCGATCGCGCTGATCGCAAAACAGCTCGAACCGGCCGAACGCACGTTTATCGACATCCTGGTCCAGGACGAGGAATTCAACATCCAACGTGCCGCGCGCCAGGCCGGTTTCGAGGGCGCGAACGCCGGCGACCGCTTGCTCCGCAAGCAGGCGGTGCAGCGCTACTTGGTCGCGATCCAGGCCGATCGGCGCGAGCGGCACCGGGACATCCGCGATCAGGTCATTCAAGCCCTGTGGCAACTCGCGGCGGGCTGGGACGTGGGGAGCCTAGTCGACGACACGGGGGAGCCCTTGCCGCCCCACAAGCTCCCCGCAGCGCTTCGGGCCGCCATCAAAGGCGCCAAGGTCGGTAAAAACGGATGGGAGTACCTGTTTGTGGACCGCGCCGCGATCCTGACGATCTTGCTCCGGCACTTCGGCGAGACGGACGGGCACTCGGGACTTAGCGACATGCCGTCTAACCGCCCGCGACGGATGATCTATGACGAGTGACGAGGACATTCGACCGCAAGTCGGGCCGCAGGCCATGGCGGCTAAGAGCAAGGCCCGTATCCTCGTGTACGGGGGCGGCGCCGGCGGGGGGAAGTCCTGGCTCGCTGCCTACCGCGCGGCGAAGTACGTGAACGTGAAGGGGTACAACGCGGCGATCTTCCGCCGCACCTTCACCATGTTGGAAGGGTCGGGCTCGATCATCGACGAGACGCAGGACATGTACCCGCTCTTAGGCGGGCGCATGACTCAGCGCCCGCTCGAATGGCGGTTCCCGCCGCACCTAACGCGCGTGGAGTTCCGCCATCTCCAGCACGAGGACTCCGCCAAAGAGCACAAGTCCAAGCAGTACGCGTTTATCAATTTCGACGAGGCGAGCGATTTCGTAGGCGGCCAGTTCTTCTTCATGAACAGCCGCCTAAGAACCATGAGCGGCGTGCCGAAACAGTTCCTTTTGTCGACGAATCCCGATCCGGACTGCTACCTGCGAAGCTTGCTCGACTGGTGGATCGGCGAGGACGGTTTCCCGCGCCGCGAGCGCTGCGGCAAGATCCGGTACTGGGTCCGCGTGAAGGACGAGATCGTGTGGGCGGACAGCTCCGACGATCTGATCAAGTACGTGGACAACGATCCCGACAGCGTAATGTCGATGACGTTCATTCCGGCGCTCGTGCATGACAATCGTAAGCTTCTCGACGCCGATCCGTCATATCTCGCGAATCTAAAAAGCCTTCCCGCGATCGAGCAAGCGCGGTACCTCGGGGGAAATTGGAACGCAAAAGAAAGCGCCGGCGACTACTTTCAAAAGACGGTGTTTCGCATTTGGGGCGCGACCGAACTCCAGCGGGCGCTCATGCAGCAGGACGGCAAGGCGGCCGACATCGTTCAGAAGTGCCGTGTGTGGGACTTCGCATCGACGCCGGTCACGGGGGATCTCGTTCCCGGTATTCAACGCTCCGGCGAGTTCAAAGCGCGCGACCCGCGCCTCGACGATCCGGACTGGTCCGTGTCCGTGCTCCTGGGACGCACCAGGAACGGCCGGATCATCATCCTGGACACTACGTTCCACCGGGACACGCCGGGCGCCATTCAGGCGTTAGTCGAGCGGACGGCGATCCAGGATGGTCCCGCGTGCACGGTCTGCGTTTTCAGCGAGCCCGCGCAGGCCGGTGTCGACCAGTCCGAGCGCGTTCGATCGCGCGTGAGGGCGCATGCTCCGTGCGACATTATCCCGACCGCGAACAAGGAATTTGTCGCGCGGGAAGCGGCGCGTGCGGTGTGGCGGGGCGAGATCTACTATCTCGAGAAAGCCGTCAACGATCGGTTCTGGAACCAGTTACACGACTTCCCGACGCCAAAACGCAAAGACGACGCTGTTGTGGCCTTCGCGTTCGCGTACCAGTGGATGCAACAGCACCCCGCGCCCTTCTACCTCGCGCCGAAGGTCGAGGAACTGTGGGTGCCGCCGAACGTCGATAAATTTGCCATGTACCCCCCGCGCGAGCGCGCACGGCGGGGAGCTGTTATAGTGCCGATCGGTGGTACAAGGGGCTTCGGCCGGCGGAACTGGTAGGCAACCATGGGCGTGATCCTCGATCAACACGGCAAGCCGCTCACCCCGAACCGCATCCACCGCGTGGGAGCACCCGCGGAGATATTCGACCGCACGAAGAAGCGATACCGGGACTCGGTCGCGCCCGGCCTCACGCCGGCAACCCTCGGGCACATCCTTCGACAGAACGACGCGGGCGACAACCAGGACTTGCTCACGCTCGGGATCGAAGCGCCCGAACGCGACCTTGATCTGTTCTCCGACCTTCAGACACGCGGGCTTTCGATATGGGGCGCACCGCTGCGCGTCAAGCCCGTGGAGGATACCGAACGCGGTCGGGAGCTGGCCGAACTGTGCCAGAAGGCGGTGGTCAACCAGCCGATCTGGCGCTGGCTCCTGCGCGACCTCATGGACGCCGTGCTCATGGGGTACGTGGTTATCTATCCGATCTGGGATACGACTACGACGCCATGGTCGTTCAAAGAGTTCCAGTTCTGCGACCAGCGCGCGTTCATGTACGACAAAGACACGCTGCGCGAGTTACGCATGCGCAAGGATGGCGAGATTCAAGGCGTGTCGCTTCCGCCGGGGTTCGTCGTGCACTACCCGCAGATCCGTGCGGGGCTGAAGCTGCGCGCCGGGCTAATCCGCCTGGTCGCGGTCAATCACCTTTTCAAGACGTCTGACATCAACGATTTTATGGCATTCGCCGAAACGTTCGGGATGCCCCTTAGAATAGGCAAATTCAATCCGGCTACGGTAACCGATGACGAGCAACAGACGCTTCGCGAGGCTTTGGTCAATCTTGGGCACGATGCCGCTTGCATGCTCCCCGACTCAATGCAGATTGAGATTCTCGACGCTCGTAGGCCGCCTAGCGGTGATAACGTTTTCCTCGGGCTCGCGCGCTACTTTGACGCGCAGCGCACGAAGGCCATTCTCGGCACCGCACCGAGCGCCGAAGGGTCGAGTGCCGGACAAGGCGCATCGATCGCGCAGGCCCGGCGCGAGGTCCGGCAGGATCTACGCGAGGCGGATGCGCTTGCGGTGTCCGCCACCTGCGATCTGATCATCAACCAGTGGCGGCAGGTGAACTTCGGCGTGAACACGCCCGAGCTTCACTTGGAGATCGATATCACCCCGCCGGCGGACATCGAAAGCTTCACCGCGGCGATCCTGCCGTGGGTGCGCGAGGCGGGGATGGCGGTTCCGGAACAGTGGCTCCGCGACCGGCTTCAGATCCCTGCGGCACGCAAGGGCGAAAAGATGCTGGAGGCCCCGCTCATGCCAGGCGCTCAACCTGGCGGCGACCACGCCGGCGCCAAGCTGGACGGGGCTAAACGGGGCAAGCCTAGCCCTTGACGCTATAGTTACACTACGTCACTGTAGCCGCATGCGATTCTCAGCGGTGGCGAAGGGCGAAGTTCTGGAAATGAACTTTCTCGGGAACGTCGGCGATAGCTGGGCGCCCGATGGCGTGAGTTACAAGCGCGTGAGCAAAGCGCTGCGCGACAACCCGCAAGCAACGCGGCTGAAGATCCGCGCGAACTCCTTTGGAGGCGATGCCTTTGAAGGGCACGCGATCCGGAATCTGCTTCAGGCAAGCGGCAAGCGTGTCGAGATGGAAATCGACGGCGTCGCTGCTTCGGCAATGAGTGTGATCGCGATGGGCGCGGACCATCTCGCGATCGCCGAAGACGCGCAGCTCATGATCCACAACTCCCGCGCGAGCGCGAAGGGCACCGCCGTCGATCTAAGGTCAAACGTGCAGGCGCTAGAGAATCTCGACGACGCGATGGTCTACGTCTACTCCGCGCGCACCGGAAAGCCGCAACGCCAGATCCGCGAATGGATGGATGCGGAAACCTGGTTTAGCGCTAAGCAGGCGAAAGAACACGGTTTTGTGGACGAGATCGTTCCCGCGAAGGGGATGCGACCTCAAGCCGACGCGCGTTTCGGATTCCGATCGCTCCCGGAAATTTACGCAGATCGGTTGCAACAGTTGCCGAGTGCAACTACAGTTGCGCCAGATACCGATATGGACGAACAAGCTCTCACCCGAATTCTAGCGGAAGCACTCGCACCGTTCGCGGAGCGCCTAGCGAAGTTCGAGGCTTCGGCTTCGGAGCCGCCCCCGCCGCCAAAGCCGAAACCTAAGCATGAACCGCGGCAGCCGCAACCAGATCCGGTGCCCGATCCGCAACCGGAGCCTCAGCCGCAACCGGAGCCGCCTATTGTGCTCCAGGCGCCCGTCGATGCCGCGACTGCGGAGGTCCAGGCGCTGTTCGAGGCCGCAGTTCTGGCGCGGTTCGAGGCGTTCGTAGCGCAGGGCAAGTTGCTACCTTCCGCTCGCGAACACTTCGTAGCTGCGTGCAGCACGCCGGCGGCACTAAGAGCCGTGTCGGCGCTCTACGACAACGCGCCGGTCGTAGTGGCTACTGCCGCCGCGCACATCCCCGCGATCAAGGGCAGGCCCGCCAAACAGTATTCCGCGGAGGCTCAAGCATGGGCCGAACGCGCAAAGATCGATATCTCCCAGCTGGATAGGGTTCAATAATGGCTGCTCCACTCACGGGACCGCGCGACGCAAAAAAGCGGATCGGCGAAGTCTGGAATTACCCAGTCAAGCTGGGCGAGATCATCTACAAGGGCGCCGCAGTTTGCCTGGACGCGAACGGTGAAGCGGTCAACGCATCGGCTATCGCGACCTTGGTTACGGCGGGCGTAGCGCGGGACACCGTCGACAATACCGACGGGGACAAGAGGCTAGATGTCGAGGAAGGCATCTACATGTTCCACAACTCCCCGCCCGGAGCCGATCAGATTGTGCAAGGTGATGCCAGGCACCTTTGCTACTGGGTAGACAATCACACGGTGGCTGCGGTCGCGACGGGGCGCCCGATCGCCGGCGTCATCAAGTCGCTCGACGGCACCTTGGTGTCAGTGGACATCGTGTCTTTTGCCGCTCCCGCTGCGCCTCCGGTTGCGGGACGCCGAGAGTCCGACAAGCCCGATGATCACCCGCTGTTGCCGGGGGCTACTACCGGAAATCCTCCCGGAGCTGGCGTCGGCACCGGACGTCCGGGGCATCCGAGAGACACTACAGCAACCTCCAGCGACTATAAGGCGCCATGATCAACGCAGAAATTCTCGAGATTCTTTGGAAACAGCTGTCGAGCAAGTTCTCCGAAGGTTTCGGTGCCGGCGAGACAACGGCAGTCGACGCGTTCACTACGACGATGCCATTGGGCACGCGCACAATGCGGTTCGACTGGCTCGGGGACTTCCACGAATTCCGTAAGTGGGTCGGGCCGAGAATCTTCAAACAGCTAGAGACCAAAACTTATGAAGCGACGTACGACGATTACGAACTCTCGCACCGCGTACTGCGGCGAGACATTCGTGACGGCATTATCAGCCCGTACATGATGCAAGCGTTCTCCGGCGGCGAAGGCGCCCGGCTGCTCAAGCCGCGGCTCGCGGCTGAAGCGCTGGACATCGGCAACGCCGCGCCCTGCTACGACGGCCAGAACTTCTTCGATACCGAGCATCCGATCGGCGAGGACGGGGACGAAACTCTCGTGTCGAACTACTTCGACGCGGGCGGTGCGCAGGCGGCGCACCCTTGGTACGTCGCAGACCTCTCGCGGTCGCTGAAGCCGATCATCGTGCTGGAGCGGGAATCGCCGCAGTTCGTCAGCTACCAAAATCTCTCGGACCCGAGCGTCTTTTTCAACAAAGAGTTTTTGTTCGGTGCGCAGGCGTCGCTCGGAACCGCGTATGGGCTGTGGCAACAGATCGTTCGCTCCGAAGGGGACGTTACGGTTCAAAAGTTGCTCGACATCCGCACTGCGATGGCGGACTTCCGCGGGGACTTCAAGAACGAGGCCGGGCGTCGAAAGAAAATGGGCTACGACCCCACGCATATCATCTTCGGCTCGTCTAACCGCGACAAGATTTTGACGATCCTCGATAGTCCGATGCTCTCGGGCTCCTATACGAGCGACGTCATGAACCCCGGCGCGACCGACACCGCGAAGCAGAACCCGGCCTACAAAATGCTGATCCCGCTCTACGTGAGTTGGCTACCGTGAGCCTCTTTAGGAGGGATCCCGTGAACGCCAAGTACGACGAGTTCCGCTTGAAGCTGCTAAACCGCAGCCCGAAGGCGTTGAAACAGA